ACATACTGCATATATTCATCATGCACTTCTTGAGGTTCTGTAGCTTTTGGTAGAGTAAAGAATAGATTAACAGACTGAGCCTGACATATAAACTCTTGACGTTTGTATGCATGTTCTATAATCCATATTTGATTTATCTCGTTAGCAGTTTTAAATAATTCTTTTTCATCATCAGTAAGAATATCTAAATGCTGAACAGAGCCTTCACTACCTGCAATATCTTTCCATAAAGCAGTCAACTCGTTAGCTTTAAGTCCTTTAGATTTTAAAACTTTTTCTAAGTATTTATTTTTAACTTGGTAACTGCCGGATAAAGTTTTGTGAGTATAGCAGTTAGCCCTGTAAGGCTCGATACTAGGAGAAGTGCCACTGCAGATGATACCACTACTAGCATTAGGAGCAATAGCAAGAAGATTAGCATTACGCTTAGCACTACCGCTAATGTCAGGAGCCTCGCCCCTTTCAATAGCGAGTTCTTTAGTTGCTTCCGTTGCTTTAAGTTTAATGTAAGTAAATGCCTTATAGTTAAACCCAGATGCGTAAATGCCTTCGAAAGGTATTGACCTGCGTTGAAGATAAGCATGGAAACCCATAGCACCAAGCCCGAGACTTCTTTCTCGATACGCTGAATAGGCACTCTTGGCAAAGCCTTCTTTACCTTCTTTAACATATTTTTGAAACCGTTTAAAATTTGCACTGTATTCTCCTAGTTGTGTTGTATCTATTGCATTGTCAATATAATGTTGAATTACATTGTCAAGCATGGTTATTAAATCTTGTATAAAGTTATCATCCTTTGACCATTCATCAAAGTATTCTAAGTTGACAGAAGATAAACAACAAACTGCAGTTCTTTCTTCGTCTGTCGGTAAAGTAATCTCTGAACATAAATTACTCTGACGTATTTTAAGACCTAAATCTTTTTGTTGTTTTGGTAAAGCTTCGTTACATCTGTCAATATTAATCATGTAAGGCTCACCAGTTTCAGCTCTGGCATTTATTATTTGCCACCATAAATCTCTAGCGTTGATAGTCTTAACAGCTTCGTTAGTTTTAGGGTCAATCAATCTCCAGTCTTCATCGTTTTGTACCGCATCAAGAAAAGCATTGGTAATGTTTATGCCATTGTGAAGATTAAGATTCTTTCTGTTTATATCTCCACCAGATTCTTTCCGCATGTTTATAAACTCTTCAATCTCTGGATGGCTTATATCCATGTAAGCTGCATAACTACCACGTCTTGTTGTGCCTTGATTAAAGGCTAACATCTGTGAATCAACTACATGTATGAAAGGAATTGAACCAGTAGAACGACTGCCATGAGTAGTAGAAATACCGTTACTCCTAATATCGCCCCAATATCCACCAATGCCTCCACCTGAACTTGCCAACCATATATTCTCGTCATAGTGAGCAGATAAACCACTGCGACTGTCAGGAACATAATTAAGGAAGCAACTGATAGGAAGCCCACGTGTGGTTCCCCCGTTACTAAGAATAGGAGTGCTAAACATGAACCAACGAGAGGAACTGTAGTTGTAAAGTCTTTGAGCCAATTCAAAATCCGTATCGCCATTGTAGGTTGCTCCGAAGACGGAGGCTCTTGCGAGTGCTTCTTGTGCATGTGTTTCTCCTTCCCAAAAATATCTATCTTTGAGTGTATCTAGACTAAATTTATCAAACTCTTTTTCTTTATTATAGTCTATTTCAATTCCTAAGTAAGGCTTAGTTCCTATTTTATCTTCAACCATTATTTAATTTCTCCATCCCAATCTTTTTTGTTTAAATGTATTGCTATTATAGCATAGTGTACAATTTTATACAAGTCTGTATCATTATGCCCCTCTTTTTTACCATATCTCATGGCGTACTTCATAATATTTCCCATACAAAATCCTTCACCATGACCGGAATCTACTATCATATCAGTAGCTTGGTATTTACCATTGGCATAGTGTTGGTTATATGTGTTTCCTATGTAAGCTTTTATACTGTTTAAAATTTTATCTTCATTAAATTTATAGTTCATCTTTCCATTCCTTTGGTAATGTGTCTTCACTATACCATTTAAAATTATTTTTTTCTGCCCATTCAGCATGGGTTCTTTTTGTTCCATTCTTTCTACGTTTTGCTTGAGGCATAGGAGAATAAGGAGTCAAGAATAAAAACACTAACTCTTGATTTGGTTTTAAAGATTTTCTAATCCAAACATATTTGTTGTATTCTTGGTAATCCCAAAATCTACCTTTAGCTTCTAATAAATATTCTTTATTGCCTATCTTTTTTACAAAGTCAGGCTCATAATTATGCTCAACTACATAAGGTATTTTATCTGAATGATGTTCCCAAGATTGTAAAATACTTGTATGTAATTTGTGTTCCCACTTGGAGTCATATCCTTTAGGAACATCTTTTTCTTTTGGTCTAACCTTTCTAGGTTTTCTGTAGCCTACCATTAAATAACATCCGAATAAATAATATCATTTATATCTTTACGTTTTAAAACTTTTTTTATTCTTTTAGCAAACCACCTGGGCGTGTAAGCAGAGACCATTAGTTTTCCATTACTAAAGAAGTGAGTGTCTTCAGGTAAATAGTTTTTAAAGTTATCTACGTTTACTTTCTTTTGTTCTTCTTCAATAAGCATAGTCTTTAACCATGTAATTACAAATTCTTCTGAAAGTTTTTTTACTTGCTTTGCTTTTCTTTGATTCATAAGTTTACTTCCTCAACTTTAGGTTCTTTAACAATCTTTGTAAAATACACAGGACCTTTAGCATAATTAAAAACTCTTAAACCTTGTCCGTCATTAGCATCTTTATGACATTCTATTTTATGTGGACACCATGTACATCCTCTAGCTAGTTTCATATTACCCGAAGCACCTTCTGGTATAGGTTCATAACAAAGTTCAGGTGGTTCATTTTTTACAATGATTTCTTTTACGTTTTCTATTTTAGAAACTATGTTAGGCTTTTCCATATCATCAGGTATGTAAGTACAAAGCTCTCCTGTTTCTTTATTCATAACTAGGAAGCCACCTTTACTTGTACCTTCTGCTTCTTCATAACCTGCAAGTTGTGCAAGATAACCAAAGGAATCATCTTCACTTAATGTTCCTTCGTTAAACTTTTTATATGCATAACCTGATGCAGTTTTTACGTCTACTACTTCACCGTCAATCTTACAGTCCATATGTCCTTTGATTCCGTTTACAGTAATTTCTTTTTGCATGTCTGTAAGTTTATGTCCAGAAAGTTTAACAAAAAACAAAAGTAAAACCTCAAGTAAATGTCCATATAAAAATTTAATCTGTACATTAGGCTCTAGTTTTTCTGTTGTATCTGATTGTGTATGAGCATCAAACCATAAACGTCTTTCAGGTTTACCTATGTTTGACATACGTAGCATTTCTTTTTGAGTTCTATCTTGAGGAGTAGACCAATGCCTTAAAGCATCAGCCATATCTTTTCCAAACTCTTCATACATTTCTTCTGATATCTTTAGCTCTTTACCTTCTGTTAAAGAATCTAAAATTTTGTATATGTCTGGGACTAAATTACTTAGCTTTTTCATTTTCTGAATCCTTGAATGCTTTAATTACATCCGATGAGAATAGTTTTTGTAAGTTGACAAGAAACATCTTACTTGCTTTATGGTCTCCGCCACTTACAGTTCTAAATGTGTCTAGTTTATCTACGATAGTTTTAAGTACATCTGTTTTAAAAACTAATGTACAAAATTCATTATCACCAACACATAGATTATGAAACCAGTAATCAGATTCAGTTGCTCTGATACCTGAAGGTTTACCATAGGATTCATATTCTACACAAATGTTTCCTGTATTTTGCCATAAATCTTTTTCAGATTTAACTTCTATTTTTTTATTGGTAAGCATGTCTGCTATTTTTTCTTCTCTTATTGTACCATAAGTTAAGTCAATGTCAAACTTTTTTCTGTCTTCTATTTTAGGTTTCATGTTTTTCCTTGTAAGTGTTTAATATTTCTATCGCTTTATCTTTATTTATTTTTATCCATTCTCCTTTGTTATCTTCTGAAAAAAATTTCATAAACTCAAGTACTTTTCTTTCAGCCTTGATTTGATTTTTTACTGTAATAAGTTTAACAATTTCAAAATCTTTCAAAGGACAACATGCTTGAAACTGTGATAATCTTTTATCTGTATTTATACTTTTACCAACTTTAATCCAACCTTTCCAAGCAGGATTAGAGATAATATATATTTCTCCTTTTGCTTTTGACAACCACTCTCCTGTTCCATA